TTCTTTTGATATAACTTCAAATCTAGAAGTTTTCTTATCAATTCTCATTGGTAGAATGTCCCCATCTCGACCATTTCTATTTTTAGCAGTGAAACCATTCAATACCCCCTTAGACTTGTCTTTAGGCTTGCAAGCCCCTGTAAAAACAAAGTCAGGTACATCTAGCTTACGGAAAGACTCACTCATATTCTCTCCCGTAACAATTTCAGCACTAGAACCTTCCTTGTTTGATTGCGAAGCGCTCCATACAGCAAATTTGGGACTACATTCTCTACCAATATTTCTGAGATCTCTATAGATTGCCTTGAACTCATGCCTAGAGCTATTACTATCAAATTGCTTGATAGAACACATTTCATCAGCATAATCAACAATAACAAGATCTGGCCAGAAATTCTTTTTTAATCCCAACTTTTGCATTTGACCGCGAAAAGTTGCTGTTGTAACAGAAGATGAAGGATATTCTTTGATCATCAATCTACCAAGATCTTCCCCATTTTCTTCATACCATCGATTAACGAAGTCTTTATTTTCAGCAATCTCTCTATTGTTTATTCCTGTAAACCAACCATCATATCTGCGTCCAACTTCCTCCTCACCCATCTCCAGTGTGTAATGCAATACATTGAATCCAGCTTTTAGAGCGGCTGCTCCAACTTGAACAAGCCAATGGCTTTTGCCTACACTTGGGGCGGCTACAAATATGCCAAGCTCACCTCTTCCTAATCCACCATCTAAAACTTCTTTCTTGTCAAGTTCTGGGATTCCTGTAGGAATAGGTGACCGTTTCGTGCTTAGAAATCTTGCTTCTCTATCCTCACTAAAGTCATGACCAATACCAACTTCATCACCAGCTGATAAAGCTATTTTCATTATCTCCATAACCTCAGGATATCTGTCTTGCATAATCAACTCAGAACTCTTAAAGAGAGCTTCTTTCATTGCTTGTTTTTTACAGAAATCTAACGCTTTCTCTTTTACGAATGGTAAATCACATAGATCTGGTGTCTTTTTTGTCTTTGATAGAATTGGAATGATTTTTCCCAATAAAGCCGTTGACATACCTTCTTGTGATTTTTCTAGATTTTCCTTTAATATCCCAGCAAGAATGGGAATTGTTGGAAAAGTTCGATATCTTGCATAATAATCGTAATACTTTTTTGCTAAGAGCTGAAAGTGAGCCAAATCAAAGTACTCCACCTTGATAATATCAACCATTTGCTCTGCCCAAGAAGTATCAATCAGCAATGCTTGGATTACTCTTTCTTGAAAATCTTCTCCATAGTTAGAGAAAGAAGGACCGCTAACAGAGTCATCTGTCGTGTCTACCATATCTGTTGTCATATTTGTAATATTGTTCCTTAAGTAAATGTAAGATGATTGAAAGAGTCACAAATTCTATTTACATCGAGACCGTCTAGGTCGAAGTCTAAATACTTCTTCCAAAACTTGATCTTGTTGTTTTTTAGTTTGTACTCTTCTACGATTCTACAAATCAAATGAACCTGATTGAGATTAAGTAATCGATCATCAAGAACCATCAGGTCCATATTTCGTCTGACTATCTTCTCACTCTCAACTATGTTTTTATACATAACAAGAGGCTTTTTCGCAGTATTTACTTGCTCTCTACTTTCTTCCAAAATATCATCAATAGTAATTACTTCGTTGATCATATCGAAACGTTTTGCCAAAGTTTTAAATCCAACACGAGACACTCCATCAATATTGTCAGAACTATCTCCACAAAAAGCCTTTGCTACACAAAAGTTATCTGGAGATATACTGAATTCATTTATTACATCCTGTTTATTTACAAAAACCTTTTTTCCTGGTCGATAAATTTTTGTTTTATCATCAAGAAGTTGATAAAAATCCTTATCAGAAGAAACTATAGTTTTTTCATCGTCTTGGAATATCTTCTTACACATATACCCAATAACATCGTCCGCTTCGCAATCATCTACATACAACTGCTTAACTGGCAACCACTTAAGTAACTCAATAAGCATTCGTATCTGCTTATTCTTATTGTCATCGGTGTCAGGAATGTCGTCTCCATAAAACCTATTCATTTTTGCAGGCTTTCGATTTGCCTTGTATTCTGGGAATATCTTTCTTCTGCGTGGTGAACCTCCACCTTCCCATACGACATACACTTCACTTGGTACGTGCCTGTTTACAAGAGCAGATAACGCCTTTATATATCCGATAGTCCCACCTGAAAGATCTCCGTTCTTATCCATAGAAGGATTAGCCATATAATGCCTCACAAAGAGGTTCATGGAATCCACAATCAATATCTTTTTATTCATTTTACTTACCTGCTCGATGAGAAGCTAACATCTTCTCTGCAATTTGTCAAGATTTTTATATAAAAATTCCGAGCCAAATAAATAGCTCGGAATTCGTCTCCTAAAGTATTTTAGGTATCGCCGGTACTTCCTAGTGCTCCGTCTCCTCGATCCGTCTCAGAGTCGTAAATAGAATCACTCTCGATAAGCTCAACGTCTGTTTCAATCTTTACAAATACGGCTTGAGCTATTTTTTGACCTGCAACGATGGAAGTTGTAAGTCGACCAACATTGTTAAGGTTTACAAATATTTCTCCATCGTAATTGCGATCAACAACACAGGCTCCAACAAGTAAGTGATTTTTTGATGCAATTCCACTCTTGTTCTTTATTTCAAGCATGTACCCCTCTGGTACTTCTATTTTCAACCCAGTTCCAAGAATTCGACTTTCCCCTGCACCGACCTTCATTGCTTTACCCCAGTCTCTCTCATCTGATGGGCAGTAAAACAAATCCATTCCAGCATCTGTAGGATATGCCCGAACAGGCATCTTTGCTTTCCCATGAACCTTTGTTACACGAACTTTCATACGTCTAACTCCTTCATAATGTTCTCTTCTGAATCCTCACCTTCATCAGCATCATCCGTATCAGGATCGTACTCGCTAGCTTCCTTGTTGCTTCGATCCATTATGGTTCCCATTATTTTTGACAAACAAGGCTTAGTTATTGTCTCAAAATGTTCTACCATTAATTTTTCTTCGATATTCTTTTGCCTAAAAGAGTCCTTGTTCAATGACTCTCCAGTTGATGCATCAAATGTCTCAATCGTCTTGTATGCACCTCCTTTGAAAATGTATATTTTATCACCGACAGTAATTCCATCCACCTGATCTATAAACATCTCCCAGATTGGCATGTGTTCCTTAATTCCAACTCCAAAATGAATATCAAATTCCACAACCCTATGTGGAGCAGCGATCTTGTTCTTTCTTGTTTTTGCCCTTACTCGAATACCGCAAGCAGGGACTCCTTTGTCTCTAGCTTCTGACTTCTTAATGTCTTCTGGGTATACATCTCTTACTTTTGAAAGACCAATACGTATGCTGCTCCAATACCTTACTCCACTACCACCCTTTGTCTTCGTTTTTTCTGATGTATACATGTTTGCACCAATAACATCATATTCTTGGTTTACCATATTGAAAGAAGCACCAGACTCGTTTAGGTGTGGAGTAAATTTTCTTAAACACATTGTAATCTGTTTTGCGTTAAGTCCAACCATCTGCTCGTCGTCATAGGCTCTAACAACTTCCTTTCTAGAGCCGATTCCGCCAATAGAGTCCCAAAAAATTGCGATAGGAACTTCTTTCCAAAGTTCTTGCCACTCCTTCAAATACTCTTCAGCTACTTCGAATACTCCCTCAATACTATCTACCTTTGAGTAAGTAAACCTATTTGATTCAACATCTACACCAAGAGCCTTTAGGTTTTCAATAGAGGTTGCAAGCTCTGTATCGATATACATAACCACGCCACCTGATTCCAATACGTCTCTTGCCATTTGATAACAAATATGAGACTTACCTATAGATTCAGCACCAGCGATTTCAACGTACCTACCTCCTGGTGCTCCGCCTTCAGCCCTATTTCCAGACATGATTGAATCTAAAAGAATAGATCTTGTCGAATACCATCTGTCAATCTTTGCAGGATCCACTCCGTCATTAAGTGAGAAACATATTTGTTTGCCTTTTCCCAACTTTTTATTAAGACGTTCTATCATCCCGTTCGCTATTTCATCAATACTTCTTTTTTTCTTTGCCTTAGCCATAAATAAACTCCATAAAAAAACAGAGGCGCAAGAGCGGCACGCCTCTGTTCTAAACTCAGTATCTCAGTTTCGCTCTTAAGTTCCATTAATTATCTACTCGTCGGAGTCGTCGTCATCCTCATCGTTCATGAATTCGCTCAATTTAGCTAAAGCTTCTTCTTTAGTTTCAACGACTTCTTTTTTATCAGCTTTCTTCTTAGAAGTTTTCTTCTTTGGAGTATGCTCGACAGGATCTTTATTCTTTTCTTCCTTGTCGTCATCATTTTCCTTTTTAGGAACAGCCCAATTCTCCAACATCTCTTGTAGTTGCGAAGCGTTCTTCTTTTGCCACTTGAGTGCCTCATCTAAGTCTGGAATGTTTTCTAACCATTCCTTAATCTGATCAGGGTCTTCACTTAGTGGACACTTATCAAATGCTGGATCTGGTGGCAACAACTTCTTATCTAGAGGCTTTTTCTTATCTGGTACATGCTCTACAGTTAGCTCAATCCATCTTGAGTTTTCTGGATCGATAAAGTTTCCATACTTTTCATAATCCATAAATAAGCTAATAAGTCTAGCATGAACAGACTTAGAGCTAAATCTCCAAAGTCTTACACCTAACTCCTCTTCCCCCTTGACGATTACTGGGATGTAAGCTGTTTGATTTGGAAACAGCTTCTTTGCTATTTCCTTGTCAGCAAGGTCTTCCGAATCCCATAGTTTTTGGGCTCTATCTTGAACAGGGTCACTTTCCCCAAACTGCTTTAAGGTTAGCGGTGCTTTGATCCAAAAACCTCTATCGTCCTTTCCTCCACCTAATGTAAAGTAGAACCATCTGGTTTTGATTGGATCTTCATCCTCATCTTCTGTCCACGGAAGAACATATACTTCATGCTTTCCAACATCTGGTGACCAGAATACTGACTTTTTATTTTTTTTGGTATCTTTTTTCTCACCCTTTAGTTGAGATAGGTTTGTTCTTAATTTTGTTACGTTTATTTTTCTTGCCATAATATTTGCAACCTTTCGTTCTTGGTGATTGCGGGAGTATCCTGGCTTTCTATCAAAGTGCCTTTTGGATACATAAATATTATAACTTACAATAGATGTTTTGTATAAAAAATTTACTTAAAAATACTCAATGATTTCAGTAACTTATAAAATAAATAAACTTTTAATTTGGCAACTTTTTATTGGATATTGCAATGATTTTTTCATCATTTTGACCACTACTTTCTAATAGTAAACTACAATATTTTCGAAGAAGTTTCATACATTAAATTTTCTTCCCTGAAATTCTCTACTGAAATGATCTGAAAGGCCTTTCTTGGCATCTCTTCCTGCTGACTGTGTTAGTACATAAAGTTTATTTATTATTTCAGAAGATTCTTTATTGTTTCCAACATAAACCTTCAAAGATGAGAGATCACCAAAAGTTTCTTTTTCAGCATAAAGACCAGCTTGTTCGTTTGATAGTCCAATTTTTATAGCATCATCAAAATAATCCCAAAAAGACCATTCAAACTCCTTTTCAGAACTTGTTGAAAGTCTGTATGGAGAATATCGATCTTCTAAGATTATTCTAATGTACTTTCTTGGCACTTACTCGGCCTCGCCGCCACCAAAAGAATTGAATGATGTTTTTTTCTTTTTCTTCTTATCTTTTTTCAAGTAAGGACTTCTATTGTCTGTTCCCATTGGACCAATATGTCCACGGATTTGTCCAGACGGTTGACCAGGACTTCCTGCTGCTCCACCACCAACAGCACTCACTTCATCTAGCTCGCCTTCTGCAAGTTCGTCGGATGTTACTGATTGAACTAATGCATCCTCTAGCGTTACTCCACTAGACTGAAAATGATCTTCAAAGTTGTAAGCCACAAAGTCCCTACCTTCCTTTGATACACCAACAATAACTCCAGATGATGCATGCTTATACATCATGTATTTCGTGGTGCGGCCTCGTGGAAGGAAGTCTCCAATGCTAGTTTTGATAGGAGGTCCAATTGGCTCACCTTTTCTTAGTTCTAATAAAATTGTACGAATATATTGTCTTATCATCTTGCCCTCATGTACTTCACTGTCTGGATGCCCTGGGTCCATATAAAATCTCCACCGATTCAAATCGTATGGAGGATCAAATGTTGCACCAACATCCTCTTCATCTTCAGGATCCCCCATCCAATCATCAATATCATCTTCAGTTGATGTATTCTGAGAAAATCTAGAATAACTCGATGAAGCAGATGTAGATGGGGAGCCTGATTGGCCGCCTCTCGGCGTTTCATTGGGCAAATAAGACATACTATGTCTTTGGGAATCATACCCATGTGCGGCTCCTGCTTCTTCTAAAGAAAAAACATCCCTCAATTTCATTATTTGCGCCACTATAATATTTATCCCATTAAAATAGAAAAGGCACCCAAATGGGTGCCTCAACTCTACTAAATATAATAATATTTACTCATTACCCATATATGCGACCAATCTAAGCGCTGTGTATGTTGCAAAAGCTAAAGGTGGCTCTTTGTACTTGTTGTACTCTTCATTGGTCCCTCCGCTTGTTAAAATAGCTACATGTTCGTCTGGAGTGATTTTAACACCGAAGTGCTGGAGCAATTGGATGCTTCTATCATAAGTTCTCATAAATGGAAGATCTTGATTGTATTTGAATAAATCTCCACGCTTTTTATGCCATTCGCTATCTTGTATCTCCATCAATTTCTCATCAAGTGTCCCAATCATTCCAATATTTCTAAATAAATTGACAATAATCATTGACTCCTTAGACAATCCAAGCTTAAACTTGGAATTTAGGGTAATACAAGCCTTTAGAGCCTTTAGGTTCTGATCAACAAGGCTACCAGGAACAGACTTAGTACTAGAGGAACACTCGCCTATCCTTTCCCCCAATTCATCCAAAAGAACCTTTATAGCCTCAGACCTATCTCCTGTTCCATTTTCTGCTAGATTGCAAAAAATATCCCAGTTTTGAACAATTTCTTCTTCCTTCAACATACAACTAGAGATTATCACAGCCCAAAAGAAGTTTACCTATTTTTGGAATCTTAGAACCATATTTTTTTATGTCTTCTATTACTTCATCACTAATAAGATCTTCTGGGAAGTCAAACAGGATATTGTCATGGATAATAAATGTTGGAACAATTCTTGGGTCAATATTTTTTATAATTTTACTAAACCCAATCATATAAGCATCTAAAGCTGTACTTTGAATTAGAAGATTGTAAAGCTTATGTCCAGCACCATCCTCAGGATAAAGGCATCTTCCAAAATGATTTTTTATCATTCCTGTATCACGATACTCTTTAACCAACTTCTTTGTCATACCAAAAACATTGAAATACTCCTTAATCTTCGGAAGAATACCTTGACACTCATCCACGCTCAATCCAGTTGTATCACTTAGTGTTTGAGCACCTGCCCCATAAAGAGCAGACAAAGAGGCTTGCTTTACAATGTCTCTATCAAATTTGTTTTCAAATACTTCAATATTTATTTTTGTATAGATATCGTCAGAAACTTCTCGTCCTGCCAAAATCAAAGCCACTCTTGGCTCAACTGCAACATAATCAAATTGAAGAACTTTTCCACGCTTATACCTTGACCTAAAAAGCGTCTTTAGCTCTTTATTTAGTCTCAGTATTTGTGGACCCGACTTCCACTTAAGTCTACCTGAAAGGGATGTGAACGGATCATAGTTTGCAACTTCTGCATAACCTTTCTCATCAGGCTCAAAACTCTCAATCACAAATTCACTAACTCCAGGAATATCGTGAGACATAAGGTAATCAAAAACCTTTTTTCTTATTTTAGATGGCCTTAGAGCCCTCAGAACATTTTGTGTTTTCCTAAATGTCTTTTTGTAATAGGATAGGTCAGTTAGGAAAAAGGCGTTTCTAACCTTATCTACAATGCTCTCAACGTATCTTTCAAACTCATGAGAGGGTAGAACCATCTTCCAAGGTATGTTCTCTTGGAAAGTCATTTGACGTATTATTAAATTAAATTTATTGGGTGGTCTAATATCTAGAATGGTTCCGCAAAGTTTTAAAACTCCTAAAAGATCATATTCTGGCTGAGACTCTCCTACAGTCCAAACATCAGGAAGTTCCTCGACCCACTCTCTACTAGTATCTTTTACCAATAAGTGAGAATCGGATCCTAAAACATTCTTGTGAATACAGAATTCCACAAGTAATCGTACTAAACTTATTCACCATTTGGATCATCACTTCCATCATAATCAGAAAGAATTGTAATTGCAGCATCAACCTTCTGAAGCATTGACTGATATTGACCATATGCATCAACTGGTGTCATTCCAATAGAAGACAAGAATTTTCCTGGAGTAAAGCTATGTTGAATTTTGCTAACCAAATAAATGTTGTCGATTGTAGTTCCGGTTTGATAGTCACAAAAGAATGCCTGAGTAAATTCAAGTATTGGACAACCAAGTGACTTCATGTCAGCTTGTGCTGGGAACACTCTTACTGGTAGACCATTCGTTCCAGCACCATTAGGGGTAAGATCTCCCTTGTCTCCAGCATTGATCATGTTAATTGTAGACAATTTTTGATCCTGAATTGTTTGAAGACCAGCTTCAATAACTGCTGTATTGTTTGCCCCAAAAATAATTGTAGGCATTGTATTTGCAACGAATGCCTTTACCGCCTTTGGTCCACCATTAAATCTGTAAACTGGTCCCTCTTGACCATCTCCACCAACAGGCCTTATTCTTTGAATTAGTTTTCTTTCTTCAGCCTTATTGATTAATTCTCTCAAATAGTTTGCTTCTTGTTTGAGAAGTTCTGATGGTTCTTTTCCATGAATAACAGACTGAATATCTCCAAGAGTTTGAATCTCTTCATCTCTTTGAGCAGCCAAAAAGGATGACTGAGATTCGTATGATGAGGCCAACTTATCAAACACATGAATTCTAAGAATAGTTTGACTCTCTCGAACACTAGCAGTGTCTCCATCCTTATCAGGAAGCCCAGGAACACACTCTACATACATGCTTACTTCTGGTAGCTTAAATATTCCATCAGGAATTCCCGACTCCTTCATTCTTTCCTCAATAACTCCATTTAATTTTGTGGGATTATTTTTATATTTTCTTACAGGAATATTCCTATTTCCAGTTTCCTTATCTGGATCGTATCTATACAAATCCCTCAATCCATATAATGGATTTGAAATATCTTCAAGATAAGTGTTAGAAAGAAAATTCATCATCTCTCTCAATGATAGGTTTGCTGAACGTCTAGATGTTGCAACCTTTTTGTATCTCTTTTGAAAGTTGGATATCTCTACAGGAAATGCTCCTATGTTGGTTCCTCTTCCTGATCCTGCATGACTATTCAAGGTATAGTAAAGAACCTGTATATCGTCAAACTTATTAGTGTCAGCCAATGGCTGAACAACAAACAACAACATAAGCTTAGCTAAGCTTACAAACTGCTCATCCTTTTCACCTTCCTTCAATCCGCCTACATCCGATAGCCCATCAAGGAATAAAAATGGATCAGGAGTTCTCGTTCCACCCTTTGCAATGTCTCTACCCTTGATTAGTAATATCTTATCACTAATTGCGCTACTAATACTTGTATTTATATCTCTAGCCTCTCCATCATTACCACTTTTTCCATAAAGATCAATTAGGGATTGCCTTAGCTCTTTTGCACTCTTTGAAGGATTACTATCTAAACCCTTCAAGGTCTTCGCCAATTCTCTCTTTAGCGCTTTTGACAATTGAAGTTCTGCATTCGTATCAGAAGCTGTGTTTAAAATTTGTTGTCCACGTATTTCTTTTGTAAATCTAGAATCTTGTTTGAATACCCTTTTTCTCAATTCAGCAATCGTTATTTGAAGCTTTTCAATAATTTCTCTCTTTTCTGCTACATTTGCTCCTGCGGATATCTTTGAGGTATACATATCTACCGCACCCTTGGTGAAAAGACTAAGCTCTACATCAACTTCACCATTCGACTTTATTTGAAAAGAGTTATTTTGAATCTGAAATTTTTCTTTTACCTTTAGAGCATTGATGAATTTTGCAAAAGAGTTTCCCTTATTTTTGTCTGGGTGTTCCCAACCATATTCGATGAGAATCTCTGTCTTATTATAAAGACCAGACTTAATAAAGTCAGAAATCTCTGCCAATCTAGACCTGTCATGCAATACGAAGTTTAGTTTAGCTGTTCTGTGGGCCATCATCCCAGCAGCTGGGACTATGTTTACATCAAAGCTTACCAAGGAAGCAAGTGGTCGAAATCTGTCAATAAGAGGGGTTGCCCTTAACTCATCTTCATTAGAAGAATTAGCATTTACTAATGTTTGTGGCATTAAAAACAACTCTGTTCCTGCCTCTCCAATTCCCTCTTGACTATCACCAGACAAATCAAACACCTCATCTTTTGCTACACCAGTTTGAAGCTTTAGATCAAATGAGTCACTATTATATTTTGCTGCTCCATCTAAAAATTTCGAAATAGATGGAGTGGAAATTCTTCCATTTGCAGTTATTGCTGGCCTTTGGAATTGAAATCGAATATTGACAATTGGGATCGCTCGGGACCACTCTAAAGTAGGAATGGTATTCATAAACAAGGATACTGCGTTCCCATTCTTATTCGACAATCCGATTCTTGAAGATTGAATCATAAATATTCCAACTGTTGGATTTGTCTTACTAGGGGAGTTTGGGTTATGATTTATTCCTTCATCGTTTGTAGCCCCTAAAACCTCCTTTATTCCAACAGTTTGATTTGAGGTAAACTCAGGTTCAAAAATTGGAAATACAACACCTTTAGATGGTTCTGTAATGTTCGCTTGACTAAATGACTCATCTAACTCTTTTATTTTTTTTGATAATATATTTGAAGAATAAGAACCTCTTTGAGTATTGACTAAGAGCTTAGATAGTTGAGCAATCAATCCAGACAATGCTCCTGAATCAGAAAGCCCACCTGGAATGTTCGATCCTTGGATTACGTTTCCGTTGCCAGATGAAAATTTAAAATTGTTCTCCAAATCTCCAGAAACTAATTCTTCTAAAGAAAAAAGCTGGAACCATTTTCTAAGCTCCTCAACAGCATCATCTAGTTCATTATTTTGCATTATCCAATAAGCTCTGCCACATCTGAAAGATTAGGTATTCTCAATATTGTACTAGGAGGAACCTGCATTGTCCATCCAATATTAGAAGCTGCTGCGATTACCCAATATAATTGAGCATCTCCATATACTTCACCAGCAATAGTGTCAAGTCTCTGACCTTCTTTTAGAATTTGAGAGGAAAATCTTATAAGTCCAGAATCAATACCCTTTCTGATAACTTGAACAGATCGAGAAGTTCCATATTGTTTATTTAGCCCCAATATATTGGCTCTAGCATATCTCTTAACTGACATTTTCTTTACTCCTTTTTATTTGGGTTTCTAAGACCAACTGATGCGTCCATATGATTAGATGTAAACTTACCTTCAGCGCTCTGTCCATCTTCATACGTGTCCCCATTGATGTGTCTAGCAACATTTCCAACAGGATACTGAATGGCTCGCATAAACCCAGTCTCATCAAGTCCTGGAGCAATGTCGTGGATTACGGCAAATGTCATCGATACCTTAATAGTTTTTGGTGCACGGGAACCAAATTCAGAAGTTTCCCAAACAATTGATGGGGAAGCCAATTCGTTGAATGTCAGTGCGGTAATAACACCTGCCAAACCTTTTCCCTGGGTTGATTCAAAAGACCTAATGATTGAGTTGTTAAGTGGATTGAATGGGTTGGAGAATACGTCGACTAAGTTTCCATCATCAATAAATTGACTTGTAATAAGCCCACTTGGTACTTGACCAGCGCCGATACCAACATTCATATTAGCTTCAATGAATTGAATTGGATCTGGTACTAGATCATCATGCGTAACAAGGAATGTTCCCTTCATTTCATCAGATTGAGCGCCCTCAACTTCAACTACGTAGAACCCAACCTGATGTTCTCCATACGGCTTTATGCTAGCTGCGCCACTTGGACTAAATGGCATAGTCAACTTAAGCTCCAGTCCATTTGTAAGAACTTTCACCTTTGTACTTGCTGTAATAACAAGCTTCTTTGTTGGTTCTTGTCCAAAAAGAGCTTTGGCTCGTGCAGCTTTTTTTAGTGGATTGGACTCAGGCGCCTCTACATAACCACTTCTCTTTGGTAGAAGTATTGCAGTTTCTCCTGCTTGGTATCCATCTGTTACCTCTTCAGTAACAGCAGGATTTCTCAACATTCTTTCTTTCTTGTTGAGAATCTCTTCTACTTTTAAACTTAAATCTCCAAAAGTTGACTCATGATCTCCAACAATGTTTGTTTTGTCAGAACCTACTCCAAAAATTCTTTGAACTGCAAACTTAGAATAGTTTGATCGAATCATGTCACCAACCCTCATGCGAATTACTGGTGTACTACCAGGGAGTTGAGAAAATGGCTGAATAAAGTTTGTATCACCAGCCGAAACTTGCCGTCCCTCTGTCCATGATGGATAAACCATACTTGTAAGCTTATTTATCTTCCACCACATTACATCAAAATCTTCCTTATTAGTTGAAACTATATTAAAAGAAACATTTATTGTTCTTTCTGTAGAAGCATATGTTCTAACATTGTCAATTCTACCATAAGCTTGAGTGCTCTCATACTGAGGAGCGTAAGCATCTTCTAATCCATCTAAAAACGCATGAAAAGATACGATTTCGTTCGTTCTTAGATCGTGGAAATAGAATGGAACATATTCAGAATCTAATTCGGACTCTATTTCCATGACTGTTTCTCTTTTAATTCTTCCACTTCCATCTAAATCTTTTTTCAATGCAACACTATTTTTAGGTAATGAAGAAATTGCTTTATCAAAATTTAGATTACTATCAAAAGATAATAAGGTTCCAGCCCTCAATACGTCTTTTGAAAATAGAAACTTAGAAAGAGTAGCGCTTGTTGCCATACCAGATCTCATTTTTGAACGAGAGTCTCTTATTCTCATAACATTAGTTGCAGGATTGTTAGGAAGATTCTCAACACTTGAAAGCCTTTTCGTTCCAGACTTAAATCCTTGTGACTCAATCTCTAGAGACTTATCTCCAATTTGTGCCATGATATTCAAGAAAGAAATAATTTTTGAACTTTTCAAAACATCAATAAGCCCTAAAAATGCTTGCGCTGCCGCTAACGGATTTTGACCAGAAGAAAACACATCCTTTATTTCATTTACAATAGTATTCCCACTCCTAATAATGTTTTTTGTAAAGATTACATAGAATTGTGGATTCCTAACAACTCTTTTAAAGTCAGATTTGCTAAACTCAAAAAATACATCAAGACCAGCATTTACCGCTGTAAGAAAATCTCTTTCTGTTGGGTTTATACCAATAGCCTTTAACGAAAATAGTGCACCAGGAGGATCTGCTTTTCCCCACTCTCCAGTAATAAATGGTCCACGAGTAGGAATCTCTGCCGACTTCTCCTTAACCATTAGAGCTAACAAGCCCAGCAAACCTTTTGTAACAAGCCTTAGTGCTACTGCAAGCAATGGCGCCATGATTGTCATTCCGATAGGCAGGAATCCACTGAACGGCTCTAGTGGGGTATTTAAGTGACCCCAAGACTTGTTGTTAGGATTGATGGCTGCTTCAGTATCTGTTCTTGGTTTTTTATCATAACCAAAATTTTCTTCCATTACTTCGGCTGCTCTTACCCTGTTTGTATCAACACGAGTAACACCAATCTGTGCGGCACCTGGAATCAATGATCCCAGTCCAACAACTCCAGAATCGGGATCTCCCTCTTGAACAGAACGAATCTCTCTTGCAGCTCTAAGCATTAATGAATGACCAATCTTTTGAAGATCTTCTGCGCGAATGTCTTTACCATCAATATTGTGTTTGCCAAACTCTTTCTGCTGTCTACCAAAAACTTTTGGAGAAGTTCCTTCATTGATAAATGGTCCACGAGGACCAGGGGAAAACCTATTGTTATCCAATGCACTCACAACAGCTTGAACAGCTTTGTTGCTTGTTGCATTAGGAGAATTGGATCTTCCAGAAGTATCTGTAGAACCCTCAATATCTCTTAAGAATGTGTCCGCCTTACCCTTTGTTAAGAACTCTCCAATAGTAGGCTTGAATATTTTTCCACTATCAGACATTCCTCTGAGACTTGGGTTTTGTGCAGTTGGTGCAAATGCATTTGTAGCACCAGTAAGTCGGTCATCTAAAGGTGCAGGATCTCCATTCTCATCCCTCATTGATCTTTTTTGAACATTTGGAGATAGCTGAAACTTATTACCATCGCGTCCATCTTTCGTCAAACAATGCAAGTATCCTGCAAGAGTTTCGATAACCTCTTCCTTTATATCGTCTCCCTCTTGATATTTTCCATCAGGACCTGAGCCATCAATTACTATGATGACTTCTTCATTTTTGTCGATATTTGGCATTAGCTATTACTCTCCTGACAACCCTTCATAATTGTTTAATAACAG